ATACTATATAGATACATTGTTTATATTAGCAATCTATGTGCCAAGCAGGATCGATAGGAAAAGACAATGGTGCATAGGTAGACAAAGTAGTCAGAAGTGCGTTAAAGTAGTCAAAACTATCACAAGGAGGAACCATGAAGTTATGTATCGATTGTGCACACTTTGAGGCCAACAACCCGAATGACAGCGGGCTGGATCGCTGCCTCAACTCTGCCCGCAAGTCCCTCGTGGACGGGTCTCTGATCTATTTCCTAGCCAGTTATGCGAGGAGCGAATACGGCAAGTGTGGCGAGGATGCCGCCCTGTTCCGTGACCTAGCAGGGAGCATCGCACATGGTTAACAGAGACCTGCCCTTGCAATTACACCAAGCCAGCCGAGACGCTCAAGCCCTGATAGACGCTCTTCAGAGCATCAGCCTGAAGGTGATGGCCTTAGAGTCAGAGTCCTTGCGTCTGAAGAACGATCTCATGGCTGTAGAAGAGATGCTGTGCCAAGAGCGTAGGGACAGAATGAAATGAAACTCACTAAGGGAGGAAGCATGGGCAAGACCAAGAAGGCGATTGTGGAGCAGGAAGATGACTGGACTAAGCAGGACATCCAGCCACAGGAGGAGCAGCAAGAGCAGGAAGAAGAGGATGTATTCCTAGAGACTCTGAAGTCTGCTGCGAGGGCGCAGAGAGAGCGTAGCAAGCTTGTGGATGCGATGTATGACATCTGGGTGCTTGCATCATTGAACGAAAAGAAGCACGAGATGGATGGCGATGACTTGCGGGGCATCCTCCGCACTATTTGTGCCGTCTGCCAAGTGGTCACAGAAGACGTGTTGGAGGAGTCGGTAGAGGGTATTGAGGGGGGCGAGAGCGATGAGGATTGAGAGGGATGTGGTGATCGAACTCATCAAAGAGGCGGGCTACAACACAGAGAAGAACAGCGCAATGGTCGACGTGTTTGACCGCTTTGCTCAACTAGTTGTGGAGAAAGTCAAACCCGCTGCCAAGCCCACTATAACTATTGAGATGGAGAAAGCCAAAAAATGACAGATACATTACAGGCGGAGAACAGGCTGCAACACGTGTGGTCAACCGAGGCGTATGACGCCCTTACCAGACCGGGCTTCCTCTGGTCGGTCAAGAAGGGCATCGTGCAGCGGGAGGACGTGAGCGGCATTGAAAAGGTGCAACTCGGAAAGGTGTTTGAGGAGCCGATTATGAAGGCGTTTGCTAGCCGAGAGCGTATCAACTTCAAGCAGGCAGACTACGCCATGTATCACCCGAGCGTGGCGATGGCGAGCCACTTTGACTTTATTAGCGAAGATGGCAGCACTCTTTACGAAGTTAAGAATCTAGGCGTCAGCCAGAAGAAGCATTACGGAGAGGCTGGCGGTTCTGAAATTCACCCTCGCTATCGGGCGCAGACCCTGCACGAGGCAGCGTGCCACAGGATCAATAAGGTGGTTCTGGTGGTCTGTTTCGGGGGAGAGACGATCCAGCACTTCCCGATGGACTTCCAGCCAGAGGAGATTCAAGACCATGTCGAGGCAATGGCTCGCTTCTGGGCGACAGTCGTAACGGATCAGCAGCCTAAAGACCTGCCTGAGGAAGCTATCCGGGCGCTCTATCCTCGTTCTGTTGCGGCAAACGTTTATGCCAATGCAGAGGTCACTAAGGCGTGCAACCTGCTCTCAGCCTATAAGCAACAGATCAAACTGTTAGAAGAGCAGGAGGCCGCCCTCAAGCAGATTATCTATAACTTCATGCAAGACAAAGACACCCTGCTTGATCTAGATAACTCTGTGCTGGCCACGTTTAAGTCTGCCAAGGACTCGACCAAGTTTGACATGGATGCGTTCAAGGAGGCCATGCCAGAGGTATACGAGCGGTTCTTAAAGGTCGTTTCGGGGTCAAGGAGGTTCCTACTCAAATGAGTGACTTGGAAGCATGGGTGATCGGCTCGATGTTTGCCGTTTTCCTAATCTGCGTAGCAATCATTATTCACGTTGTGGAGGACTTTGATGAGTAATCTGGGGGTGATGTTTTGGACGATGTTGTACGTTTCGATGTGCTTCTGCGTAAGCTGGAGAGAAGATATAAACGCCAAGAGGAGAGCAGAGTGGAAATCCAGAAAATACAACTAGACCCAAAGATTCAAGAGTCTCTCGTTCTAAAGGGTGACTTGTCTGGGCTAGATTCAAACCAGAAGAAGGAATACTACTTGTACCGCTGCCGTCAGATTGACCTTGATCCTGCTGCCAAGCCATTTGATCTACTGACTCTCAACGGCAAGGAGGTTCTGTACGCCAATGCCAATGCCACACAGCAACTATGTAATAAGCACAAGCTCTCTACGCAGATCACTCACAGAGAGAAAGTGGATGACATCTACATCGTCTCTGTTCGCTGCACGGGCGCAGATGGCAGGGTTTCGGAGAATCAAGGTGCTGTATCTATTGCGGGGATGGCAGGGGAGAAACTTGCAAATGCCATTCTCAAGGCGACTACGAAAGCAATACGCAGGACGGTATTGAGCCATTGCGGTCTTGGGATGCTGGATGAGACTGAGGTGGATACGATCCCTAACGCAGCCAAAAGCGTCATGGATATCCCTCCTCCCCCGCCTCTGAAGATTGAACCAGTCCAGCCTACCGAGGGCATGAATAAGCCGTGGAAAGTGTTTATACCCGGCAAGGAAGAAGCCTACTCAGAGTGGGCAACACCCGGTAATTGGGTCACGGGCTTCTGGGATGCGGTTGATCGCCTGACTAAGAGTCAGAAAGTTAAGGGCGAGGAGAAGATGGAACTCTTCAAGAAGATGATTGAACTCAACATTGAGACAAGCAACTCCTTGGAGGGTAAGGACTATGCCGAGTATGAAGGTATAGTTAAGAGAACTCAAGAAGGTTTGGCTAGGTATGTTAACAATATGGAGCGTATTTGATGGCTTACGAACTTAAGGATGGACAGGGAACAATCTTCCTGAACCAAAACAAGAAGCAGGACAATCACCCAGACTTTCAGGGAGAGATTCTTCTTGAAGGCAAGAAGTGGAAGCTCGCAGGGTGGGAGAAGAGTGGCGCAACTAATGGCAAGAATTGGCGGCTCATTAGTCTCAGCGTCGACAGGCGGGATGCAGGCAATGCTCGACCCACGGTGCGTGAGGTTGATCCCTTCAAAGACTCTGATATACCTTTTTAGTGCGTTACTTGTCTGTCTGCTCGGGTATAGAGGCGGCAACGGTGGCTTGGCATCATCTTGGCTGGACACCCGTTGCTTTCTCTGAAATAGAGAAGTTCCCAAGTGCAGTCCTTTCTCACCACTATCCTCACATCCCCAATGTGGGCGATATGACTAAATATAAGGAATGGGACATTGGAGCAATTGACCTTCTTGTCGGAGGAACTCCTTGCCAATCATTCTCAGTCGCAGGACTCAGAAAAGGATTGGAAGACCCTCGTGGAAACTTGGCCCTTGTCTATTGCGGAATTCTCAACCACTATCGCCCGACATGGTTCGTCTGGGAAAATGTCCCAGGAGTTCTGTCATCAGCAGGAGGACGGGACTTTGGTTCCTTCCTCGGGGCGGTGGCTCAACTCGGGTATGGGTTCGCATATAGAGTGCTTGACGCTCAGTATTGGGGAGTGGCACAACGGCGCAAGCGTGTGTTTGTTGTCGGATACCTTGGAGACTGGAGACCTGCCGCAGCGGTTCTTTTTGAGTCCAAAAGCCTGTCAAGGGATACTAAACCGAGCAGAAAAGAGGGGCAAGACACTTCCCTTTGCCTTACAACAGGCTCTTCTCAGCGTTGCGACGCAGAACCAGAAACCATGATTCCGATTGCCTTTCATGCCACACAAGACCCGATTAGCAGCTCTGTAAGCCCTGCGCTCGGGTCTAATATGTATGCTGGAGTCCACACACAAATGGCCGTGCGCCGCCTCACCCCTGTGGAATGCGAGAGGCTTCAAGGATTTCCTGACAACTACACAAACATCCGTGAGAACTGTCCTGATGGCCCAAGATACAAAGCACTTGGAAATAGTATGGCAGTCCCAGTTATGAGATGGATAGGAGAGAGAATCAATAATGGCTAAGTTAAGTAGAACCAGAGGCAACACCTACGAGCGTGAGGTGTGTGCAGAGCTGAGTGCCGTCATGGGGCAGAAGGTGGTGCGTATCCTCGGGCAGGCAAGAGACGGTGGTGGAGATATCTTCACCCCTCCCTTCTTGTGGGAGTGTAAGCGGCGCAGGAACTTTGCTGGCTACACTTTCATGGAGCAGGCGGTCATATCAGCAGAGGCGCAAGGTGCTATCCCTATCGTGGCGATCAGAGCAGACGGTCAGGAGAGTCTCGTGATGATGCGGATGAAGGATGCGCTGCCTTTGATCCAAGGCGAGATTGTCGGAAATGTACCCGAGTGCGACGGGAATTAGGGCGGTGCGGGGGGCATCGTGAGTTCGCACACCCCCCACTTCAAGCCTTTCTCGCCTGAACTGTATAACTTACATGATAGGCGGGGTAAGAACCGAGTAGCGACATATCTACGCAAGTGGAACCGCTATGAGGTCATCGAGGGTGAGAAGTATGACGTAGACCTGATCTGTTACATACGAGGCAATCTGGTGGCTTATGTGGAGGTGGAGGAGCGCAACTGGGGTGGCAGGTGTCCTTGGGACTCTATCCACGTTCCCTACCGCAAGTCCAAGTTCACCAAGCCAGATGCGCCTACCTATCTCTTTGCCATCGATTCTAACGGGGAGTGGGGATATTACTGTGAGATGACAACCATCCTTGCCTCGCCTCTTATAGAGGTTCCCAATCGGTATTTGTATTCAAGAGAGAAATTCTATGATGTACCCATCGACTGCTTTAACGAAATCAAACTAGGAGAACCCCTTGTCAGAAGAAAATAAGCCTTCCATATTCCTTGCCACTCCCATGTACGGGGGGCAATGTACCGGGCAATATGTGCAGTCGCTGCTCAACTTTGTGGCTCTGGCTAACAACCAGCAGCTCAAGGTGTCCTGCGCCTTTATGTTCAACGAGAGCCTGATTACACGGGCGAGGAATGGGCTTGCTCACCAGTTCCTCTCGACTGACAACACGCACCTGATGTTTGTGGATGCTGACATCAAGTTTCAGGCGGCAGACCTGTGGCACATGATTCAGGCAGACGTGCCTCTTATCTGCGGCATCTATCCCAAGAAGGAGATCAACTGGACAGCCGTGGCTGAGGCGGTCAAGAACGATGCACCTGTGGATAAATTGCAGAACTACACGGGTTCCTTTGTGGTCAACCTTGTGGGCAACGATCCATCTGTCACCGTGCCAGCCAACCAGCCAGCCGAGATTCTTGCTGGCGGTACGGGCTTTATGCTCATCAAGCGGGAGGTCTTTGAGACGCTCATGCCGCATACGCCCAAGTACAAGAACGACCTACCGAACCTTGGCATGGGTACAGAAATCTATGACTTCTTTCAGACCAGCCATTGTCCTGATAGTGGGCGCTTACTTTCTGAGGATTACCACTTTTGTATCCAGTACCGTAAGGCAGGCGGCAAGGTGTATGCAGCGCCTTGGTGCAAGCTCGGGCATTGGGGTTCTTACTTGTTTGAGGGCAGCCTGTTAGGGAGCGTAGGAGAATGAACCTGCATTTCACTCAAGACTGGTTTAGCCACAACATTCCTGTCTGGCAGGAGATTATCCCCAAAATGGCTAAGAGGGATAAGTTCTTGGAGGTGGGCGCATTTGAGGGTCGGGCAACCTGCTGGCTCATGCAGAACGCCCTCTCAGACACCGGAACTATCCGTTGCGTGGATACGTGGCAGGGAAGTCCTGAACACACTGACATTGACATGGATCAGGTCTACCTGCGCTTTCTGAAGAACACGGCACGCACCAAGAAGCCTAACCAAGAACTCATTACGGGCAAGACAACATCGACTGCCTACCTTGGGAAGCTGTTAGCCGCTGAGGAGAAGTTTGATCTCATCTACATAGACGGGCATCACTCTGCACCCTATGTGATGACAGACTGCTCGATGGCTTATTGGCTGCTAGAGCCGGGTGGCATCCTGATTATGGATGACTACCTGTGGAAGATTCACGAGTTGCCAGCCGCTCAACGCCCCAAGGAGGCGCTAGATGCCTTCCTGTCGGCTTTCAGCGAGATGGTGGTACTGGTGAGTGTTGGCTACCAGTTGATCGTGCAGAAGAGAGCCTAAAAAGACCCCCGCACTAGGCGGGGGAAAGCACTACCAAGGAGGAGAACCACGCCGCTGCTGCAACGTGACCTCCATTGTAACATTAAAGTCTTATTCGCAGCCAGACTCTTTCGTGTATCCAGTAGAGGATAATCTTGGAGAAGAGTTCTAGAAAGGCGATGCTAGCCGCCATCTTTGCCTCTCCCGTGATGATCCAAGAGAGGATGAATGTGTCGAGACTGCCTGTGATACGCCACGTCACCGCCTTGAGCAGTGACTTGTAGTGGCTATCGACGACCACGTTTCTTGGCAGTCTTTGCTGAACGACGGAAAGCCTCGGCAGTGGGGTATCCCTTCTGTCCGGGCTTCTTGGCAGGCAGTCCTAGTTTGCGCCTGCGGTTGATGTTGTAGTACAGACCCTTTACCGGCATCCCCATCTCCTTCTAGCAGCCTTGCCCCTTTCACCTTTCCACGACTTGCTTCTGGCGCAGAAAGACTTATGCCTCGGATTCTTTGGGTCTTTGGTTGGCGCCTTTAGGTTGCTACCTGCGGCACGAGCCTTGCGCCTACCCTTCTCAGTCAAGCCAGCGCCCTTGGAGGCGGGCAGCTTCTCCCCACGCCCAACAGATAGGTTGGGGAACTTACGAGCCACTATAGACCCTCGCCGGGGGTAACAAAGACGTTTGCCGTTCCTGATGCCGTAATGAAGGAAATCACCACATTGACATTTGGGCTACATTGAGCGGCTGTAATAACAATGTCATCGTTATAACGAACCGGGAACCCGTAAGTGCCAGCGGCATTGGGAACAAATGCGTTGGATGCGCCAGTCGTGATTCTTACAAAAGCCGCATTGGTAGTATCGTGGTTTGTCAGCCTGTACTGCTGCACCGGACTGTCAGCACTTACGTTGATGCTCTGACTCGTGGAGTTGGCTGCCAGCAGGTAGGTTTTACCCATCGGCTGGAAGGCAATGTTGTTAGCCATTAGATGATCCTCTTACCACCTGCGTTACCGGGCTTGGACACGGGAGACTTGCTGGTGTCTGAATCGTAGTCAAAGCACATGGTGCCAATACGAGCGCCATAGGGTGCCTGACGGGTGGGCTTCTCATTGTGGTAGGTGTCCATAGGCGTCTGAGGACGCTGAGGACGG